TTAACGCAAAAGGTTAAGTGCTTTTTTGATATTATGCAAAACACTATGCAAAACATAATCGATTTTCATTTCCACCTTCTCTTCTTTTTTTGAGATTAAATATTCTTTCAAACACATCAACATATCACAAAACCAATACAACATAGGATATATACATAGTTCTTTGTTGTTTCATTTTTTATCCTATTGGTTTGAGGTAAACATCAACAAACTTTTTCTCAAACCCCTGTGAGCAGAAAACTTCCCTGGCTTTCGCAAACTCGCAAAGCCTACCCCAAATCCGATGGTGAAAGGTTTCGTAATACGAGGCGATGGCAGAAAATTAGGCTGCTACAAATAACATCTGAGCCTACCTGCCGACATTGCGAGCATAGAGGAAGATTGAAAGAAGCAGAAGAGGTAGACCACATTATCCCGATCGCCGATGGCGGGGATCCATGGGATTTGGACAATCTGCAATCACTTTGCAAACGATGCCACCGGATGAAAACAGCGAAAGAAAATGCAGAAAGAAATAAGACCGTTTCTCAGGAGACTTGAAAGCCGCAAGAGAGTTGGAGATGCGGAAAGCCAGGATGAACGCTCAGAATGCCAAAAAGTAACCAAAGCTCTTACGCGGGCCAACACTTCTCGGGTCTGGACGGCAAGTGAGAAGATAGGTTGACATCGAAATCGAGGCGTTATGACTAACGGCCAGGAATAGCCCCAAATCGAGCGTTTGACGCATTTTGTAAAAATCAGGCCTGAACATCAGAAAGCCTTAAAACGGCGTTTATAGGGCTTTTTTGAGGGGTTTCTCGATGTGTCGAGGGGGTCCCGACGGAGCGGATCGAGGGTGAGGAAGAGGGAGGGGTACCCGGAAAGTCTAGGGCAAAACCTCTGTAAATACCCATGCCAGTACCACGTATATCATGTCAAAAATGAAAAGTAAATCCCCCGAAGGGGCAAACTAAAAAACCATGGCGAAAGGAAGGCCTCCAAAACCAACTGATGTACTGAAATTGCAAAGCACATTTCGCAACGATAGACATGCCGACAGGGTTGCAGTTAATGGAACACTTTCTGCCGAGCCTGTGAAATGGTTGACGGCAAAGGAAAAGAAAGTCTGGGAGAAGTGGCACCATGTTTTGCAGCGTAATGGCATTTTGAAAGAAACGGATGAAGTGGCGCTGGGTATGCTTTGCAAAATCTTCGTAAGAGTGCAGGACCTTTCAAAAGAATTTAAAACGCCAAAAGATATGATTACAACCCACATGTCTGATGTGGGAGCATTGGTAGATAAAGTACACCCTCTTTACCCACTTTTGGTGGAGGCTGAAAAAAACCTCCTCCGATTGCTTACAGAATTTGGTATGACTCCTGTTTCTCGCAGCAAAGTAAAGGCAGCCATTGAGGAGGAAGAAGATCCGTTTGATAAAATAAAAAATATGTAACCCTCTCAAATGACGTTCCTCAATGACATAAAATCATGTTACCAGTACGCGGAAGATGTCCGCTCTGGGAAGATTCTTGCAGGCCGCTATGTAAAGCTGGCCGCTGAGCGGTATTACAGAGACCGGGAAAATGAAAAGAAGAAAGGGATTTACATATGGGATGAAAGAGCAGCTCAAAAGGCACTTGCGTTTTTTGAACTGCTCTGTTTTACAAAGGGTCGTTGGAAAGGACATCCGTTTAAACTGGAACCCTGGCAATGTTTTATTGTTGCCAATATTTTTGGTTGGAAACGCAAATCTGATGGATTACGCAGATATACTGAGGCTTATGTAGAAATTCCGAAGAAGAACGGAAAAGCGCTTTGTTTGGAAACCCTGATACCGACGCCATCAGGTTGGAGAAGAATGGGTGATTTACAACCAGGTGATCAGGTGTTTGATGAAACTGGCACCCCATGTAATGTGACGTTTGCTACTGATGTAATGTATGATCGCAATTGCTATGAAGTAGAATTCAGCGACGGAATAAAAGTTATTGCTGATGAAGAACATCTATGGGAAACTATGCCATACCGGACAGGTCGCCCATGCAGGAAAGATTTTAAAGGTGGTAAAAGAGCTGATTGGTCTAACCTGAGCAAAAAAATGGTTTTCACCACCAAGCAGATTAAAGAAACGCTGTATTTTGAACAGGGTAAACGAAAAGAAAAAGTTGCAAATCACCGTATCCCCAATAGTCTGCCGGTACATTACGCTGAAAAGCCTTTACCCATTCATCCTTACATTTTAGGTTGCTGGCTTGGGGACGGCAATTCGCGTGATGCTAGAATCACAGTATCAGATAATGACCTGGAAATACTTGATCATTTAAAAAAACTGACACCAGTTAGAGAGTACAAAAGCTGTCGTCAATCCTCGTGCAGTGATTATGGTTTGGGGGACGGGTGCAGAAAGCAGTCAAGCCGAAATATATCCATTACAGCGAAACTTCGGAAATTGAATCTGCTTAACAACAAACATATCCCTTCAATATATCTGGAATCATCGGTTGAGCAACGTACCGAGTTGCTGAAAGGATTGATGGATACTGATGGTTATGCGTCTAAGGCTGGACAGTGTGAGTTTACTACAACATCAAAACCGCTCTATGAAGGTTTTATGGAACTGGCCCGAAGCTTGGGGTATAAACCTTCCGTCAAAAGAAATGACAGTAAGTTTGCAGGTCGCCTAATGGGGAAAAAATATAGGGTGCAATTCTGGTCATTTAAAAAGGAACCTTGTTTCAAGCTCCAGCGAAAAGTTGACAGACTGAAAGACTGTGACAGATATTCAAAAAGATCAAACTTCCGACAGATCGTTTCAGTGACTCAGATCCCATCTGTTCCCGTGAAGTGCATACAGGTAGATTCGCCCTCCCGACTATATCTTTGCTCCGAAGGTTTTATCCCCACTCATAATACGGAGCTCGCCGCTGGAATTGCCCTTTTAATGCTTTTACTGGATGGTGAACCCGGTGCGGAGGTCTATGCCGCTGCTTATACCCGTGACCAGGCGAACATCTGTTTTAAGGGCGCGAAATCCATGGCCAAGCAGTCGCCGCATATCCGGAAGCGACTGAACATCATGACCCATACCATCATTCATGAGCCTTCAGAGTCTTCGATGATTGCGGTGAGTCATGATGCAAATAACACCGAGGGGAAAAACAGCCATTGTGTGCTTTTCGATGAATACCATGTACACAAGACCGACGACGTTAAAAACTCGCTGCGTACCGGGATGGCCGCTCGTGAACAACCACTGTTTTTTATTATTACTACTGCAGGTGCTTCAAAAAATGGGCCCTGCTACCAGTACCGCGATGGTATTATTAATATTCTTGACGGTCATGGAAGCCGTGAAAACCAGTTTGGGATTATATACGGGATAGACAAGGAAGACAACTGGGAGGATCCGTCAATCTGGAGAAAGGCAAACCCGAATTATGACGTATCTGTGCGTCCGGCTTTTTTGCAGGAAGAATATGAAAAGGCCCTCACCAACGGACGGGCCCAGGTTGATTTCAAAACCAAGCAGCTGAATGTATGGGTTGATGCCGATACGGTCTGGATTCCGTCTACCAAATGGGACAGCCTTGCCGATGCGTCCTTTGTTCCTCCTGCCGGTGCGGTGTGTTATGGTGGGCTTGACCTTGCCAGTACAAAGGATATCTGTGCATTTTCTCTCTATTTCCCTGAATACAATTTCTTTAAGCGATACATGTACGTGCCTGAGAAAACAGCGGAAGCTGCGAGGCGTTCAGGGATTGATTATCTGGACTGGGTGGCCGATGGTCACCTGATCACTACGCCCGGGGAGCTGATCAATTATGAATGGTTGAAAAAAGATATTTATCAGGTGGCAAAACACTGGGACCTGCAGTTTATCGGGTATGACCAATGGAACTCCAGCCAGATTGTACAGGATTTGACGCACGAACTAGGCTCCACCTACGTGCTGACAGACAAAGGTGGACGGTATGAAAACAAACTGAACCCTTTTGACCAAAAAATCAAAGCGATGTCTGTGCCAACCAAGGCTTATGAAAATATGATTGTGGAGGGAGAAATGAAACACGACGGGAATCCGGTGATGGCGTGGATGATTGCCAATGTGGTGCTGGACCGGATGGAGCAGGCTTCGCCGGTGAATGAGGAGGACAGTACGTATATCAAGCCCAATAAGGGGAAATCGAAAGATAAAATTGACGGTGTAGTCGCAGACATCATGGCGCTGGGGGAATTTATCGCATGGGATTACATTCTGAACAACAATAAAGGTGTAGGTGTATGGTAATAGATATTGAAATCAGCCCGAAGGACCTCAAGCCCACCAAAGACGGGTTTTTGAGGGTTTTCTGGAAAATCTACCGGACCAAGAAGTCCGTACATGCTGCCTACCACGAAACCGAGGGATTCTTTGCAAAACAGGGTTATGAAAACTGCTTTCCTTCATTCGAAGCTTTTAAAATGTATTACTACAGAAAAAAGTAATAATTTTTTAACCCAATCAACAACAATCAACTGATAGAAATCATGACTGAAAGAAAAAGAGACGTAACAATCAAACACGACGAGTGGATTAACTTGAATAGAAAGGTTTATGAGTTAAAAAGACAATTAACTAAATACTATAACCAAAGGCCAGATGTTAATAATGCAAACCCGGAAAATCTACCGGGATTCCTTTTCAAGTTAGGACAAGCAGACCATTTCTTTTTGAATGGTTTAACAAAAGCACTTGAAGTTCAGAAGTTCCTAAAGGAAATCGAAGAAAAGCTCCCTGAACTTGTCGTAGAAGATCGTAATACTACCCCAGGACATTTAACCATTGCATGTGCAGATGGTGTATATGTCGAACAAAATGAAAGTAGCCATGATTTATCTATAGAGTTAAATCTTGAGTGTTATAAAACAGGACAACCTTGTAAACACGACTGCAAGGGGTTATGTAGAGAAAGTTGTTAAGTGATATCCCCGACTGAAACCCTAATAATTATTTAAATTATGATAATAAACGAATACGCCCGATTTACTGTCGCAATTATAAAATTACAATTTGAAGTCCTTCGATGTACTGGGATATTCTGGTTCGTTGAAAATTTCACAGATGGTGAAATTGTAGAACCTTTCAACAAATTTTATATAAGACATAAAAAACTTAAACTCAAAAATGACAAAGCTATCCGTTCAAAATAAGAAAGGTGAAAAGGTTTTCCCTGATATTGAAACTGATTACATACCTGACGTTGGTGAATGGATTTGGGAAGGGGAAGTAAAATACGAGGTTTCAGCTAAAGTAATTGAGTTCAATCGTAGAAATAAACGGTTTGACGTAGTTTTAATAGTAGAATAAAACTCCAAATGATCTCCCCAACCGAAATACGACTGGGTAACCTGCTTACTTTCCAGGATGATCCAAAGGTCAGGCCTGCTACTTTTGCTACTTTCAGGTATTTGCAGAAGCATGGTGAAAACTGTGGGTTTAAGCCTGTATGTATCACCTCTGAATTATTGGATGCTATGGGCGTTTTTGCTGCGAACAAAAACAAAATGAGTCACAAAATCAGGATCCGTGAAAGAAAGGAAACGATTTACGTGACTCAAAATTGTGATACCTGGGATATTCAGTTAAATAATAGTCAAGTACTCGTATCGGTGAGGTATATGCACGAATTTCAGAATTTGTTTTACTCACTGACGGGAACGGATTTGAAATAGCTATTTTCAACCCTCATCATTTGGAGTTTCTCCAATTGATATACCTGAAGATTGTTGAATAAATTGGTTGGTCTGTTTTATAGCCTCTATTGCTTCTGAATCTGTTTTTGCAGTCAATATGGATAATAACTTTTCTTTTATTCTGATTGATGCCATTTCTCTTTTTTCTATCATATCAATCAATCTCAACTGCACATCTCGATGCGGTGTTTTTTTAAAAAGTTCAACTGTAGCCTGCATTTTTTGACATTCTTCAAACTGATTTGTATCGTAATACAAAAATGTTGAAGTGATTTGCGGATAAAGTGCCGGAGCGAATTTTGCACCAGCGATTTTCGCAACTACTCCATCCATGACATTGATGTCAATTCCATCAAAATTAAAAGCATATTTTGCGCCCTTATTTATAATCCGTTTGCATTTTTTCGATCCGTGCAATCCTAAATCATCTAACATTTCTATATTAAGTTCATTATATAGATTTATGTCTTCAATTTTTAATATTACTTCATCTTCAGACATTATCATATCCGAACTCTCAGATTGACTTTCATTAGGAGGAGGACTACCACAATTATTAAATAGGAAAATTGACAGTATTGTACCCGATAATAATTTTAAAAGTGTTTTCATGATACAAATAGTTTAAGGGTTGAAAATAAGGCATTTAAGCTACACAATTGTACGAATAAATATTTTGATAACAATTCCTTTTTTGTATAAAAATGTTACCAAAATTCTACTCTAATAAGGCGTGATTTGCTAAAACTTCATTAGCAAATAAAATTGGCCGGATTTTGGAAATGGTTAGGGTTTAATAACACTGAAGAGCGTTCTTTGGAGAAACGCTCTTTGAGCACTACTTCCGAGGCTTCGCTCAAAGATGTAAGGGCGCTTGAACGGTTGCTAGGCGATTTGTCCCTGAACGCGACCGTCACCCCGCGCAATGCAATGGGTATATCCGCTTTTTTTGGCTGTGTTCGAATTATTTCCAATCTTATCGCTGCAAGACCCTTTGGGGTACACAAAGAACTTGAAAATGGTGGCGGCCAACGTCAGCGTCAACATCCGCTTGATTACCTGCTGACCATCAGGCCACACCGTCAAATGTCTCCTTTCATGGCCATTCGCACGCTGGTAGCAAATGCTATTGTGCATGGTTTCTCAATTGCTACAATAAAAAAGAACGAATACGCCCAGGTAACCGAAATCCGTCCGTGGCCTACGCAAGACGTGATGGTGATGGAGGATCTGGGAACGGGAATGCTGTTTTTTCAGGTGCTGTTCAACGGTACCAATATTATATATTCAGAAGATGAGGTCATACACCTGAAGGACCTGAGTTTTGACGGTCGGCAGGGCGTGTCGATTGTCACCTGGCAAAAGCCTACCATCAAGGTTAATCTGCTGACCAGCGGTTTTCTGGAGAAGTACTATGAAAAAGGAACTTTCATGGCGGGTTTTCTTACCTCGCCACTTTCTCCAAAAGACGAAGAAGCCGCAAAAATATACAAGCAGCGGGTTAAGGATGCTTTCGGAGCAGAGGGATTTGCAGTACTGGGCTCCGGAATGGAGTGGCACAACGTAAGCCGCTCGCCGGTGGAGTCGCAGCTGATGGAAACTTTTGACAAAAGCAAAACGGATATCGCTACCATGTTTGGCGTGCCGCTTTCGCTACTGGGTGATACCGAAAAACAAACCAGCTGGGGTACGGGCGTAGAGCAGATGTTCATCGGGCTTACCCGCTCGGTGCTGATGCCGATTGCCTACCAGCTTGAGCAGGAGATCAATTATAAATGCCTCACCACCCGCGAACTGAAAGACGGGTATTACACCCACTTTGACTTCAAAAGCCTGCTGGAAGGTGGTGCGGTGGAACATGCCAATTATTTGCGGACAATGGTCAACTCGGGGATTATCAACATTGATGAAGCCCGTGAACTGCTGCAAATGGCGCCGCTGAAAGACGGTAACGGTAGCCGGAACATGGTACAGGGTGCCATGGTGCCTATAGACAAACTTGATGACATTATTGACAGGAAGAAAAATGAAACAAAATCAAATGACGGGTATGGACAGACGGTTCCTCCCGCAGACGCTTAGCCAGGTAAGGGCGGTCAATCTGGAGGAAGAAAATGCCAAATATCTGATAACGGGTACCGGGATTGTCTTTGATCAGGTTTCGGAGAAGCTGTGGGGATCGTTTTTCGAGATTATTGAACGTGATGCTGTCAATGATGCCGACGTGTCGGATGTGATTTGCACTTTCAATCATGATTTCAATTTTACGCTCGGCCGCACTTCCAATAAGACCATGCGTTTGAAGCTTACCCGCACTGCGATGGAGTATGAAAATGATGCTCCGGAAAACAATCAGACCATTTCTGATCTGGTTATGGCACCTATTAACCGGGGAGATGTGCGGGGTTCCTCTTTTATGTTTGAGGACATTGAAGATTACTGGGAGGAAAAGGACGGTGTATACACCAGGTACATTAGGAAAATCGGGAAGATTTATGAAATGGGCCCAGTGACATTGCCTGCCTACAGTCAGACAGAATCCAACGTAGCCAAACGGAGTTTTGATGCTTTCATTGAGGATATCAAGAAAAACGAAGAGACGAAAATTTCACGCTATATGGCTAATAAAGCGAAGCGTGAAGTAATGATGCTCCAATAGTTTAGAGTATTGCCTTGTAACACTATACACAACGATTTTAACATATCTATTAGCCATGAGTTTGAACAGAAAAACAGTTAAAGAATTGCTCGAAGAAAGAGCGCTGAAGTTTAAAGAAATGGAGGATGCTTCTCAAGTAGGTGATGCTGAAAAGCGTGACTTAACTGATCAGGAGTTTGCCAATTTCAAGAAACTAAAAGAAGAGGTGTCTGGTATTGACACTAAAATTGAAAGAGCGCGTGAGTTGGAGGATATCCAGAAAATGCGTAGCGTGACGGTGGGTACGGGTGCAGAGGGAGGTTCTGGTTTGTCCGAGAAAGAAATTAAAAATCTGAATTCGTTCAGTCTGGTAAGGGCGCTTAGTCTGGTAGCGCAAGGGAAACCTTTCGACGGTGTAGAAAAAGAAGTAACTGCACTGGGAGAAATTTCAGCACGTGCGAATAACATCGTTCCTGATGAAAAAGCCTTTTATGTGCCTGCTGAATTCCTCCAAAAAAGAGGACAAACAGTAACAGGTACAAGCTCAGGTGGTACGTTGGGTGACCAAGGCGGTAAACTGGTTGATACCGATATGATGCCATTGATTGACACGCTTTGGAGTCAAACATGGATGCAAGCAGCTGGTGTTCGTTTCTTGCCTGGGCTTTCAGGTGGTGATCTACTGTTTCCTGTACAAACTACCAAACCGGTGGTTACTGAATTGACGGAAATACAGGAGGACTCCTATACAGAGATTCTTTTCTCTGATTTCAAAATGTCCCCTAAACGCAGAGGTTCGACAGTTCCGTTGTCCCGTCAGCTGTTGATTCAATCTTCGCTTAATGCTCAGGCGTTGGTTTTGGATAACCTATCCAAAGCGGTTTCTCAAACGATGAATGTAGAAGCCCTGTCTATTTTGCTGGGAAACATTATTGCAGGTAATAATAACCTGGTCGCATTGGATACCAACGGAGCAGCCCCTACATGGGAAGATATTGTAGCCCTTGAGCAACTTGTAGATGTTAAAGATGCTTTGAGATCATCTCCGAAATATGTAACAAATGCTGCTGTAAGAGCGAAGTTGAAAACCGTTCAGAAATTCACCGGTACTAACGGTGAGGCTGTTTGGGGTGCCAACAATACCCTGAATGATTATCAGGCAATTGTTACCAATCTGGTACCGTCTAATATTACCAAAGGAACTGGCACCAATCTCTCTGCCATTGTATTCGGGAACTTTGATGATATGCTTTGCGGTATCTGGGGCGGTGGTGAATTCATCATTGATCCATATACTGCCAAAAGGAAAGCGCAGATTGAGATCACCACCAATATGTTCTACGACATCAAACTTGCACGTACTGCCTCATTTGCAGGTATTAAGGACGCTATCACAGTAATCTAATCTCGGATTATCATCATCAAATCCGGCTGTTTTACTATAGCCGGATTTGAAATCAACCAATAAAAAATCATTCAGATGACAACTATAAAATGTAAAGTCGTTCGTCAACATCCGCTACTTGCTAACGAAGTAGGAGAAGAGGTGGAGTTGCAGGAAAGTTCCTTCAATAGCTTTTCTAAGCTAGGAGTTGTAGAAGCTCTTGAACCAGAAGAAAAAAAGCCAGCTAAAAAATGAAAATATATCCATACGTAATTACGCCACATGGTACGACCGTCGTGACTCTGCAAGAGGCGCGCGAATGGTTGCGTATGGATATTACCGGTTTTGTGGAGGAAGATAGTAGTATTCTCAAAACGATCAACGCCGCCGTGAGCCGGGTAGAAACGTATTGCAACGTGCAGCTGGGGGTTTCTACGTTCGAATATAACCCCGATCACGTGCCTTGTCAGATTCCTGATGTGAAGCATGTGAAGGAAATCGTAAGCGTGGAAATCCGAAATGCTGATGGCAGTTACCAGACCGTTCCGTCTGGTGATTATGAGCTGGTCAGAACCGGGAAAATATCGCACCGGATCGACTGGAACGTATTGCCACAGGGTAGACTTCGGATCAGATTTACAGCAGGTATGGATCCTGTTCCCGACCAGTTGCGTCAGGCTATCAGAGCCATGCTCAGTGAATATTTTGACAACCGTACTGATGGGGTTTCAGAGAAAAAAACACTCTCTGAAAAACTGATGGACGATTTCTTTGTGCCTTATGCAGGATAAGAGAAAAGGTGCCGGAATGTATGATCGCCGGGTACAACTGAAACAGCCGACAAAAACCCAGGACCCGAACAACTTCAATGAGGTTCATACGGCCATGACCATTTATTTGTCGGGTGTGCCTGCCGCAAAAGTGAACAACAGCGGCGGTGACGAAAAGCTGGATAACCATAAAGAAACGGAACTGGTGACGGTAGATTGGGAAATGCGCTATGACTGGGGGGTAAACATCCGTGCCAGTTGGGTAATTGTAGACCTGCACGACGGACAGGAATACAAGGTTGTAGGTCCCGTAATGGAGATTGGACGCAGAAAAGCAGTAAGGGTAAAAACCGAACTGATACAATAATGGAGATAAAGATCGATACAAAAAGTATAGATAGGCTGTCTGAGGCCATGGGGCGATACGCACGGATAATGCCCGTAACGCAGGCCAATGCCGCATTGCGGAAGGCTGCACGCCCCATGCTCCAGCGCGCCAAAATGGAAGCTCCTGTTTCTGCTGAAGGTGAATATACCCCGCTGAACAAAAAAGGTCGGAGTGCAAATGCCTACCGAAAAGGAGGTTCTACACGTCGGGATTTGCGGCTCAAAGCTGTTCCTCCCAAAGCCGGTGAGGTGGGTAGGGTGCTGGTGGGGGTATCGAAAAAGAGTAACAGCGTGGGTTGGAGGACGGTTTTCATCACCAAAGGGACCGAGCAACGGAAAACCAGAAAGGGGTATAACCGAGGGTTAAACAAGCCAAATGATTTTCTGACGAAAGCTTACAAAGGAACTATTCTGCTGGTAAGCGAAACCTTCAAAAAGGAATACAGGGAGGCGTTTGTAAAATGGGCGAAAAGCAATTTACCACAAGATAAATACCAATAATGATTACAAAGGCGGTCATATCGTTGCTTGCTTCCAGTACGTCAATTTCGGCGTTGGTATCGACGCGCATTTATCCGAATGTGATCAAAACTGACAGTGCTTTCCCGGCCATTGCGGTAAGTACCGACAGCATGGGGAAACTGGGCTGTGATGATGCCGCCGGGGTGAAAATGGGGAGGATTCAGATTGTCATTTTCGCCTCTACATATGCCGCTGTTTATAACATCCTGACCGCCGTAAGGAGCTTGCTGGATGAATATTCCGGGAAAGTTTCCGGTGTTGGACTGACGATCATAGCGGAAGGAGAAACCCCTGATGATTATGACGAAGTGTCTAAAATGCATATTAAAGTAATTGAGTATGAAGCCTGTGCGCAGGTTTCAGCCTGATTTTTAACACTATACACAACAGACTAAAATGGCAGCAAGAGCTAATGAGGCCGTCATGGCCAAAGAGGTCAACCTTTTCGTGGACAAAGTGAGTGGTGAAACGCCTGCTTATGTCATGATCGGTTGTGGAACCTCAAAAGATTACGGCGGTAGCCGAAATACAGTAACATTGAATTGCGACGCAGGGAAAATCCGTCTGCCTGACGGTGATGATCCTGAATACGATGTACAATTCACCGGTTTTGTTTTTGAATATGCATCCGCCAATGTCGCTGCTAATGTGAGCGCAAAGGAAATGGAGCAATGGTTTCAGAGCGGGGTGGTAAAAAAATGGAAACTGGCCGGGAAGTTTGACGGCGATACCGTCCGCAGTTTTGAAGCTTCAATTGCTTCTTTTCGGGAGAGTGGTAGTAATGGTGAAGCCAGAACCTACAGCATCTCGCTGATGATAAAAGCAATGCCTACACTGACCACTCAGCCATCAAGCTAGTACATTTCATCAACAACAATTTGCCCCTGTAGCTACATGCAGGGGCTATCAATCAACATCAGCCAACTAGGAGCAATAATTGCCATGAAAGATTTTAAGGACAAGAAAACAATGGTCACGATCGGAGGAAAGCCGGTTTTGGTGCATTTCAACATTCCGGCCTGCAGGCGTGTAGAGCAGGAACAGCCGGGTTTTAATATCCTGAATTCCAAGATACCAGATTTTGAAATAGCGCCTTTCCTGTTGCGCTGTGGCGTGGCACCGGAAGATGCGCCCTGGAAAGATGAGGCCGAATTCCTGAAGCTATATGAGGATTGTAAGGTGGAGGAGTTGAGCCTGGTGATTGAGGCCTATCAGAATGCCGTGGGTTTTACGAACGCGATTTTTCAGCCAACCATGGAAAAAATCGCAAAACTGATCGAAGAAGCAAAAGCGCTAGACAAGAAAGCGAAAAAATAGATTGGCGCGACTGGTGGCGCTATGCCAGCATGATCGGCCTGCCACCCAGTGAGCTGGATCACCTGTCGCCCTATGAATTTAACCTGATGGTAGAGGGCTATCGGATGCGGGAGGCGGAAGAATGGAAGCGGACAAAGTCCATCATGTGGATGACCGGAGCCACCGCCGGAGGGGAAGATTACCCCAGCTATGACGAGTTTATGCTTTCACCGGATGAAAAGAAAAGCCTGGCTCCTGCCAGAAAAATAAGTGCCAGGGAGAAAAAGAAAATGGAAGACTGGATAAACAGTTTCTGAGAAAATGAGCAGCATAGGAGCATCGGACATTAAAGTAACTGGAGATACCTCCGGACTGATAAGGGCGTTGGAAAAAGCAAGATCGGAGGCCCGGCTTTTTGTCCGTGAGGTCAATTCCAACGTTTCGCAGGCTTACAAAGCTGCCGGACAAAGCCAGCGGGAGTTCAGAGGAGGACTGCTTCAGCTGGGGAATGATATTCAGGACTTCTCCAAAAAAGCCATGCTGCTGGGTACGCTGCCAGCGTTGCTTTCGGTGGGAACGTTTTTTAAGGATTATGCCGATATCCAGAAAATGGAGATCGGGCTAAACCGTTTTGGCTCCACACTGGAAGAAGTAAGGGAACTCGCCAAATTGCCCAACATCGGGATATTCGACAGTGGTAAAGCACTGGTAGGTTTGCGTGCCACGGGTCTACAAGGCGATATGGCAACGCGGGCAATCAAGTCTTTTGCTAATGCCCTTACCGAGGCGGGTAAGTCTGCCGTGGATCTGGAACCTGCTTTGTACAACCTGCAACAGTTCATGTCTACCCGTCATATTAATCAGGTGGATTTGCGGCAGTTGGGAAACCGTATCCCGCAAACCATGCAGGTGCTGCAAAATGCGTTTGGGACCAAGGATGTAGAGCAGTTGAACAAAATCCCGATTGAACAGTTTGTAGAGAAATTTATTACTGAGCTGGAGAAAATCCCCCCCGTTGCCGGTGGTGCCGGAATGGCCATTGAACAGCTGGGCGATAGCGCCAAGTTTTTCTCTGCATCTATGGGGTCGGAAATTGACAAGGCTTTTAATGTCACCAGCAAAATAAAAGGACTCGGTGATATGCTCGACAACCTCGCTGAGAATTTCTCCACGCTGGACCCTGAAATGAAAAAGACCATCCTGACTTTGGGCGGGATGGCAGTGATTTTACCCGTGCTGACTACTGGTATTGGTGCCTTAGTTAAATTTCTGCCCATACTGGCTACGGGTTTTGGGTTGATCTCATGGCCGGTTGCTGCCATTGCTGCGGTCACTGCCGGGGTGATTGGACTTACGGCGGTAATGCCGCTCCTGAATAATAAAACAGCCGAGCTCAAAAGCCAGATTGAGCAGATAGGCTCCTCTAATACCAAGCTGGATCCTCTGATAAAAAAATATGATGAACTGAAGGGTAAAACCGAGCTTAACAGTAAAGAAAAAGAAGAGCTTAAAAAGGTAATCAATGATCTGGGAGGTGTTTTGCCTCAGGTGGCCTATGAGTTTGACAAGTACGGTAACGTGCTGCAAGTAGATATTGACAAAACCCGTGAGCTTGCCAAAGAACAGCGGTTTTTGCTCGAAGAATTGAAAAAGACGCGTGCAGAGTCGCTTAAAAAGGATAGTTCTCTGCTACAATCTAGACAATCTACTCTACAACAAAACCTGAATGCCGGGGAAGTGCGTGAGTGGGTTGGGGATGCGTCGGGAGGAATGTACCGGACTCGTAAGATTCGCCAGGATGAAATCAAGTCTTACCGTGAAGAACTTTCCCAAATAGGGAAACAGCTTGGTGAGTTGCGTATCGAAGGAATGAAAATGAGTGGACAAACCGCCGGGAGCCGGTTTGGTCTATTGAAATTTGGGGTGGATCCGGAAAAGGTCATTGATGATACCACAAAGACAATAGATTCGCTGGACGACCTCTCAGACTCCTACTCCAACCTCAATAAGCGTCTGAAAGAACTGGATTGGGTACAAAAGGAACTCGACAAGATAGATGAGGCTGGGCGATGGGAACGGGTTATCAAGCAGGTGAAATCTGCAACTGACGAATATAAAAAGCTGGTGGGTGTAGTGGCTGGCTTGAACGCTCCACGGTTAAGCAGTGTAGCTGATAAGGAGAGCGGTACACCCGGATTGATAAACAGCAGCCAGAGGCGACAGGATAATTCCAAAGACCTCTACTCCCGCTCACTTGACGGGATGAAAGAGATTGTGGAGCAGTCAAAATCGCTGGATAATGACTATGCAAAAAAAGTCAAAAAGGTTGTTGAAGCCAATCAGGAACTAACGCAGTCTATCAACGAAACTTTTAAAAATGTGGCTGTAGACATGGGTGTGGGTATCGGTGAAATGCTGGGTAACCTGGCTACTGCTACGGACGGTCTGTCTGGATTTGGGAAACGACTCGGTGAAGTGATGGCGGGTCTGATGAAGCAGATGGGTAAATCGATGATCGCCTTTGGGGCGTCAGGGATTGCGCTGAAATCTTTCATGAAAAACCCTTACCTGGCCATTGCTGCCGGAGCCGGGATGATCGCCCTTGCCCAAATAATGCAAAACACCATGACCGGCCAGGTGAACAGTGCCACCAAAACCGCCCGCCTTGCCAAGGGTGGGTCGGTGGGCCGTGAAATGCAGGTGATTGTAGGAGATAACCCCAATGCGCATTTTGACAATGAGATCATTGCTCCGATGAGCAAGGTAGATGGATTGATCAATAAATCGATGCAGGAAGCGGTGTATAAAAACGGTGGCGTGGGTGGAGGATTTGAGATAGGTGAAGTGCGACTTTCTGGCGAAGATATTTACCTGGCTGTCAGACGGGTTGAAAAACGTAAAAGAGCGATTGGTTAATCATGTCATATAATTTAAAATACAGAGGAACTTACAAGGACACCGCTGGTGTGGTGAAGGAAATCCGGCTTTCTTTCAAAGACTATGCCGGTGCCGTAACGGACATGTTCACAGGTGAAACACCTGCTGAATACTCGATAGACCTGGGGGATGCGTTGTTCCCTGCCAATCCGATCGGGTTTACCCGTTTTACCTTTTCGCTGTATTTTGAAGAAATAATTAATGTAAAAGAATTTATGTACACCCGCCGGGAATGCCTGTGCGAGGTGTACAACACCACTACCGATCTGATAGAATTTGCGGGGTGGGTTGAGCCGTATCAGGGCGGTCGACCTAACTCCAAACCTCCGCATATTGTAACACTTACAGCAAGTTGCGGGCTGGCACAGTTGCAGAAAATCAGGTACAAGATTTCGAGCGGAGACCGTATGCGGACCCCTTTTGAGATTATCCGCGACTGTTTGATACTGACCGGGTTGGAGCTACCATTTGTGAGCAACTTCCTGACCCGTGAAGCGGGTATGACCGTGACGGATCCGCTGAAAGGAGTGAAGCTAAAGACCGACCGGTTTATTGGTAATGATAAGAAAATGGCCTACGCTTCGGATGTACTGGCCTCCTTTCTTCAGATCACCAACTGCGAAATCTTCCAGACAAGACATAGCGGAGCCGCTACCTGGATGATGCGCAGCTTGCCCAACCAAACCCGGGGGTATAACAATGCCTTTGCCTACGACAAAAATGGGGTCTATCTCTATCCGACCCTGATAGACAACGGAATCAATATCAATTCTAAGTTTGCCAACACGCTTGACGTAGGGAATATCAGTGCCATTGAGGCTATTCAGCGCCATAAGGTTTCGGTGCAATTGGTGGGAGGCGTACCGGGGGTGATTCCTAACGGGGATCTATTACTTTGGAACGGCACCGCCTTCGCGCACTGGGACATGAGTACCATGGCGGGATTCTGGAGCTGGTTTGCAACCGATGATGAGTTTTTCCCTAATGGTATATTGCTCACCGGGAGTACCGGCCGGGCTGATTTGGTGCAAACATATACTTCGGGTTGGTGGATATTCAAAAAAACCTACGAAAGGGCGATTGAACCGCCGAGGTATATTGAGGTAGGTCCTGGGGATATAACAGGGATGGAAAACATTGCGCTGGAGGGAGAATATGAAACCTCCCGCAATGTGCAATATGTACTGATGCAGATCAGAATGACCAAGGCCGATGATACCGGAGCCTTGTTCTGGAATGCAGAAACCAGCGACTGGCAGGATACGCCCTATTTTGTTGCCTTACCCGCTGCGCCTCCGGTTCGGGATGATGGAAGGAAGAACAACCGGGGTAAAATAGAAATCAATCTTGCGGTTTCTCCATCCAAGTTCAGTCAGCCTTTTGCCAAGCTGTACATTCGGTTTTATCAGGTGTATCGCTCAAATCCTCAAAACCCGCCAGCCCCACCTGCCGGTGGATATTACCTGCATTTATTTGGGCTATGGACCAAAGGCGGAAAGCAAAGGGAAATTACAGATTACTCCGTGACTATCGAGGTTAAGGATACTGTTTTTGAAAATGAGCAGGATGAAGTGATTGTATTGGCCGGTGATTTTCTTGCGGATGTACAAGGGGCTTTCTTGCGGGAGGACGGTGAAACGGTGACCTCCAGTTGGGCCCGAAAGGATATTACAGAGGCGGTTAGCGTGTACCGTACCATGCTGGAAGACCGGTTGAATATGACCCATGTTGCGCTGAATACCTACGACGGGGAAATACAGGAGTTTACCAGCGGGGCTATTACTCCGCAAATGTTACTCACATTCGTAGATACGGGTATAACTGCAAAAATGACGCAGTATACTTACGACGACAGGAAGCGGAGGTTGAAATCATTGGCCGCTATTGAGGTGCAATGGTCTGAGCCTGTAAACGGAGTCACTACCTATACCGAAATCAGTTATAGTACGGAAGATGTACGGGATGGACGTACCTACGGGCCACGTGATCCCAAAAGTAGGGATGTATATGTAGATAATGACCCGGACGGTGGTCAGCTGGTACTGCCTCCTGCCGATGGGGCCGGTGGTGAGCGTTTCCGGATAGGGATAGAGCCGGATGATTTTGATTATCAGGAGCAGTTGTTTGACTGGATGGCAAATCATTCGCTGAAGTTTTTCACAGAACTGCCTCCGCTGATCTTCTTCCATAAGTTGCGTGACACCCGTGAGATTGATCTTGCGGACTTCTTTGTGGAGCAATACCTGACCAGCGGTCATAATCCTAATCTGCTCGATCTGGAATTGTTTGACGCACCTGCCTGGGTGGAGTCGGTTACTTTTAACGGTATGAAGGTGACCGTGACGGGTACGCCGCCTGAGGAAGCCCAGTATTTTATCCGTTGCTACATTTCTGACCCCACTCCCGATATCGGCGTAAGGTCTGCGGTATGGATTCCAATAACGGTGTTGCCTTATGCCACTGCCACGTTCACTCTGCTGGACGATACCGGAAGTGCAGCGGGCCAGCTGGTACCCGGAAAACCGAATACCTACACCTATACCGATCCGTGGGGAATAGTCGTACACGTGGAGGGCTTGCATGATGCCATTGGCTGGGAGCTGCGCGGAGGTGGTGGAACGGTGGAGGTAATTACTGGCCCTACGCCGGTTACAGGTTCGGTTCATCCGATATTGGTTGAAGCGGATTATCCTGCCGGAATATATGATCTGGTGTTTCGGACGTATCGGAATACTGTGGATGGCTATTTGCCAAATTTCAGTACAGTGGTGGTATTCAACTTGTTTGATCCAAGTGCGCCTGTGGACCCGGATTACAGTATTAGCCTTGATTTGCTTGATGTATCATCCACACCAATTTTACTCGATTCGATCACTCCTTTGCCTAACATGTATCAGGAAGTTGATTTCTGGGATATTCAGGCGAAAATAAAGGGAATCCGATATGATGAACTGCGGGTGACGATATTCCCGGAGGTAACACCATTTGCCAAAACCTTTCTGCCGGTTGTTACTGATATAACAGGAACAAAAACGGATGAAAAGGTAAGCACTGAAGATGGAACTGCGGTAGTTACTGTAGGGTTTGAAAGCACTGATTTTGTTCCTGTAAACGTGGGCGATAAAATATGGTACATCGGTACAACTTCTGACGATTCGGGTATTACGGGGTATAGCGCTGCGAATGTAGCGGGTTTTGTCGCCGGGTTGCTTGACAGTGATGGCGGCGGTGCGGTGCTGCATGTCGGTACTGAGGTAATTATTCCTGCCGGTATTAGCCATATCCGTGCTTGCTCTGAAACTACACCGCTTACAATTGAGCAGGTGACAGAAACCGACTATCTGCTTTTTGATGCACAGGTAGCTAAAGCAAAAGGCGAATACAGTGTGTTTGTACGAGCGTTTTGGGGTGGTACGCAGGTTAGCGAGTATTTCGGGCAGTTTATTATGCTGGAAGATGAACCTGAGCCGCCAGTACCGCAAAAAGGAATACAATTAATAAAGGAAGGAACACAGGTACAGGTGTTAGCTGATTTGGATTTGACTCCTATATCGGTTGAGCTGCCTGATAACTTTGATTTTATCTTCAACGGTGCCGACGGAGTTGCTTATGACGAGGTAAGGCCTGAATATTATTTTGCATCCGGAAATACCCTGGTGGAAATCCCTTTGCAGCAATATACAGGGACTAACCCGGTGCGGTATTACAGCCAGCCGGTTACCAGCGGGATTATCCAGCTTTTTGGCTCCAAAACTTCGCTTGACATAGCCAACGTGCATCAGGCTCCATCCTTTCACCGGGTTGTATTTCGGTGCTTGCTGGATGGCGTGGAGGTGGCTATTGTGCAGGGAGAGGTAAGACTGACCCCTTATGTTGCGCCGGGTGATCGTACCAGTTTGCAGGCCTATACGATCAGCGGAGGTGTGTATACTTTGGTGGAGGAGAATATGCCGAATAGCGGAGGGGTTTACCAGTTGCCCCAGTTGCCGGTACAGTTTAACGTGGCCGCGCATACCGTGGACGGGGTGACCGCTTTTGACAAAGTGGAGCTGAAGCTACGCAAAAAGGTGGCGGGTGACTGGGTGACGACCTATTATTTCGGTTCGCCGGATGTGAATGTGACTTACAATGCAGGTGGACCGGTGACAGAGGTTCCAACTCCCGACCTGTGTAACATTATAGGAACGTTGGACCCGGGAACCGGGAAAAGATATGTGTTTTCTGATGAAGGGAATCTGTTTATTGACGAAGCGGGCGAGTATGAAGTAACTGCTGTGTTTTCGCTGGGTGGTGTCCCGGTGTCTACCCAGGTGAGTGTTTATGAATTACTGGATATGTCGGATCCTGTTCTACCTGATCCGGGTGATTGCTGCGAGGGAAACGTGAAGTATGACCGGGTGCAGGAGCTGACACCTTCTGAACAATTGAGAGGACGGTTGAATCTTGGGATTGTGGAGGCTCCAGTTCCTGTATTGGAGGTACCCTTTGATTCACCTGCAGAAGAATGGATTTGGATGCATGGATTAAATAAACATCCGATGGTGGATGTTGTGGTGGGTGGTCAGGAGGTAGGGGCAAAAGTGCAGTACCTCGACCTCGACACGCTGAAAGTGGTTTTTACAAAGCCTCAGACCGGTTCGATTATTGTCAGATAACATAAAAAATACTATATAATGTCAAAATTCTTATTTCACCCCGATTTCGACGGGAACCAGCTTTTACGCATAAAGCTTGAAGATGTCGCAACAGACCCATCAGGTGCAGGAGAGCACTGGAAAGGTCGAGTTATATACAATTCAACGTCTGACGTAATTAAAGTATCAGATGGCACCGCATGGCAAGCTCTCGGCACGGGTACAATATCCTCTATTCTTAATGATGCTAACGGAGGATTAACGGTCGCTACGTCAGGCGGTACTGTTACTTTATCTGTAAATGTAGACAATTCAACTCTTGAAAAAGAATCGAACACTTTACGTGTTAAAGATGCTGGTATCACGGCAGCTAAACTTGCAAGCAATGCCGTTACTACTGTAAAAGTAGCGGATGGAGCAATAACCTTCTCTAAGGCCCAAAATATTCCATCCATGACTGTTTGGGGTCGTACTGCTGCTGGGACAGGCGTAAGTTCTGCTATTTCTATTATAAGTGCAGTAGACTTGTCAGGCGCGAGCAATACAAACCTTGCAACTGCCGGTGCTATTAAAACTTATATCGACAATAGTATTAGTGCAATTGGTAGGGTAAGGGGTAGTTTTAATGCTAATACAGAAACTACATTCCCTGGAGGCGCAGGGACGAACAGCGGAGATTATTGGTATATAACCGTTGCAGGAACTGTACAAGGGCAGGTTTTCAATGTCGGGGATATGATGATCGCCAACAAAACCAATCCATCTACAACGTCCGCTGCCGACTGGATTTTCCTTGAAAGCAACAGAGATCAGGCTAGTACTACCGTAATGGGTTATGTACAATTAGCTACTAATGCAGAAGCACAAGCAGGATCTAACAATACAAAAGCAATTACCCCAGCCGCTTTGGCTTCTGTTACAGCTACAGAGGCAAGAAAAGGGTTGATCGAAATTGCTACACCTGCGGAAGCCTTGGCAGGTACGGACGGTGAAAGAGCAATGACTCCAGCTACTACAAAGGCAGTCATTGAAGCAGCTTGGACGGCTAAAAAGTTCATGGCGACGATAGGTAACGGTACACTTACAAGCATTCCTGTCACGCACAATCTGGGAACTCTGGACGTAAATGTAACCATGTACGAGGTAGGATCGGGTAAGACGGTGTTTGCAGGTGAAGCCCGTACAAGTACAACAGTAGCAACTTTCACATTTTCTAAAGCCCCGGCAACGGGTGCAATACGTGTAGTGATAACGGCATGATAGACTACAGAGAACATATAAATGTAGATGCAGACATCAGCCTGACCGGACAAATAAAAAGTTCGCTGACCGGTCTTGCACCGTTCCTTGTTGCTTCCAGTTTATTGGTTTCTAACCTGAATGCTGACTTACTGGATGGTTATCATGCTAGTGATTTTATCGCTAAAAGCATGATCGGCACAAAAAGCAATAATATCGGGGCTGTTGATGCAAACATCATTGATACTACCTCTTTCGCGTTATCGGGCAGTTGGTCAAACGCACCTGCTACAGCAGGTTTT